GCAAGATCATGTTTCATAATGCGGCTGGTACTGAAGCCGATATTGCTGGAACTAGATCATGGTCACTATCAGTTTCAAAAGATACTTTAGAAACTACAGTTCAAGGAAATACATCAAAGACATTTATTGGTGGTCTTATTTCTGGTGAAGGATCTGCAGAATTAATCTATGACAATGCTGGTAACTCTGATTACTTATCATTTGTTGAGGACATATTAACAACAGGTGATGCTGGTGACGCATTGTTTGAACTGTTCCCTGATAGTTCAACACTTGGAGAAACTCAGTTAATTAACATTTCATTTCAGACAACAGGTGCAATAACCTCTGACATATAGTAAATTAAAAAAAATACTTCGCATTTAATTTATGGCAGAAAAGAAAACCCTCGACCTTTTAAGGGACGCTTTTGACCTTTCTAAAAGGCGTAAATTTGACGTCAAAGATAATGACGGCAAAACAGTATGCAGTTTATATTTCAAAGCCATTACAAGGGCAGATAGAGCCAGAGCAACGCAAAGGGCTGGTAGTGATGATCCATTAGTTGTTTCAACTCACATGCTTTGTCAGTTGGCAGAGAATGAAGATGGTTCTAAGGCATTTCACCCAGCAGACTTTGCTAACTTGCAAAATGAATTACCAGAAAGTGTTTTAAATGAGATTGAATTATTTTTATTTGGTGTAAATCAAAATGCAACAGTCGATAACGTAAAGGAATCTTAAGGGGGGACAACTGGTTAAATTTTGAGTTTTTCCTTGCAACAGAATTAGGTAAGACAGTAAGTGAACTTAGAACACAACTCACTGAGGAAGAGTTAGTATTTTTTGCTGGATATTATGAGCTAAAACGTGAAAGAGAACAAAAAGAGATAGATGCAATCAAACGCAAATCAAGATATAGTTAAAGGAGTTATTGTTTAGTCGTGGCAGTTTCAAACGTAGAACTAAGAGTTGGAGCTACGCAAGCCATAACAGCATTAAAGAATGTAAATACTCAAGCACAAAAATTTAATCAAACTGTAAACGGAACAAATAGTAAATTAAAAGACGCAAACAGAGCCTTACCTATACTTGGTAAGTCATTTTTTGGTGCTGGTGCTGGTGCAAAAGGGGCGGCTGTAGGTTTTAGGGCTGCTGGGGCTGCGTTAGCAACAGCTTTAGCCCCTCTAGCTGCTGGACTTACGGCAGTAGCTTTTTTAACAAAAGCATTTGAAAATTTAGCGGCTGCTGATTTTGCAAGTACAAAGGTTAAAACCCTTGGAGTTGATGTAGAGGCACTCAAACCACAACTTGCAAGTTTATCAAATGAATTAAGTGGTCAAGCTTCACAGCTTGATTTACTAGCAGCGTCTTATGATGTGGCATCTGCTGGCTTTGGTGAGACTGCTGAACTAACAGATGTATTGAAGGCATCACAGTTAGGTGCGACAGGTGGATTTTCTGATTTAGCAACAGTTGCTGATGCTACTACTTCAGTCCTTAACTCTTATGGACTTGAATCAGATAAAGCCGCAAAATTAATTGATGGATTTATACAGACTCAGAATGATGGTAAAATTGTTGTTGACCAATATGCAAAACAAATAGGTCGTATTGCACCAATAGCCTCTGGTGCTGGTGTAAGTATTGAAGAATTAAATGCTGCTATTTCATCTGTTACTGCGGCTGGTGTTCCTGTTGAATCAACTTTTGCTGGATTAAGACAGGTTATTGCTTCGATTCAAAAGCCTACAAGTGAAGCATCAAAAATTGCAGAAAAGCTTGGTATAGACTTTAGTGCCGCAGCTTTAAATTCAAAAGGACTTAGTGGAGTTTTAGAGGAGATAGTTGCAAATGGTGGGGCAAGTGCAGAAAATCTTTCTAAATTATTTGGAAGTGTTGAGGCACTTACAGCAATACAACCTTTGTTAAATGATGGTTTGGTTTCTTTTAATAAAAATTTAGAGAATCAAGCAAAAGCTCAAGACGTTGCTGCAAAAGCGGCATTTCAAGCACAGAATACAATACAAGGACAACTGCAAAGATTAGGTGCTGCATTTACAAATCTGACAACAGAAGGGTCTGAGTTTGGTATTGCGATTAGAGAAGTAATAAAAATTACTGCTGTTACTGTTGAAGCTCTTAAAAGTGCTTTTGAAATTGGTATTCTTGCACCAATTCGTTTAATAGTAGGAGTTGTTAAGCAAGTCGGGACTGTTATTGGTCAGGCTTTAGGTATAGAGGCAACAAATGTATTGTTTAATTTAGAACAAGGTTGGATAAATATAAAACAAGCAATTACAGATTTAGTTGGTGAGGCAGAATTTATAGGGAGAGTTATCGGTGGAGTAATCGCAGTAACTATTAGAAATGTTAATACTTTACAGAGAAATATTATTGATGGATTTTTAAGAGCAACAGAACCAGTCGTAAGGTTTTTTCAAGGAGTACAAGAATCTGTCGGCAAAGTAGCTGGAAACATAGTGAACTTTTTTAGAGAGGCTTTTCAAAAACTTATAGATATTATTCCAGAGCCTTTGAAAAAATTGCTTGGTGGTCTAGAACTTCCCAAGCTTAATTTTGAATTAGCAATACCAGAATTTCCAAATCCATTTAAAGGATTAAAAGAAAAAGTAATTGAGATAAAAGATGCTGTTATTGAATATTCAGAAGTTGAAAGAAGTATCACAGAAGAAAATAACAAACAGTTAGATGCAAAAAATAAAATTGTAGAAACTAATGGTGCAATAAAAACAAGTGTTGAAGCGATAACACCAGCAGAAAAAAAAGCAACAGAAGAGGCTCAAGAATTACAAAAAACATTTGAAAAGATAGGGGAGTCTGTTAGAAATGATTTGGTTTCTAATCTTAGAGAAGCCGTCAAAGGCAGTCAAAGTTTCGGTCAGGCAATAAGTAAAGTTTTAGGTAATTTAAAAGACAAACTTATTGATCTTGCTTTAAATAAAGCGATTAGTGGAATAGGCAGTGCTTTAAGTGGCGGTAAAGGTTTTGGAGGTTTCTTAGGTGGATTGTTTGGTAAAAAAGAAATGGGGGGAAGAGTAAATGCTGGTGGTGCATATCTTGTTGGAGAACGTGGTGCTGAAATTTTGCAGATGGGTTCTAAAGGTGGCAATATAATTCCAAACAGTCAAATTGGTAAAGGAGGTGATTCTGTTGTGAATAATATTACAGTTAGCGTGGACGCAACAGGATCGACTGTTAGTGGTTCATCTGCTGGGGGTAATGAGTTAGGCCAGCAAATTGCGATTGCTATTCAGACTGAGCTAATCAAACAAAAACGTGCGGGAGGTTTATTAGCATAATGGCAACTTTTCCAAGTATTACTCCACAATATTCAACAACGGAATCTGTTGTACAGGACAGCTTGAGAATAAAATTAGGTGATGGTTATGAACAAAGATTTGTTTCTGGATTGCCAGCAAACAAAAGACTAATTACCTTAAATTTAACTTTTAATATTTCAACTACAGACGCTGACACAATAGATACTTTTTTAGATGCAAGATTTGACGATCAAGCAAATTTTGATTTTACACCGCCACATCATTCTTCAGCATTAAAATTTATATGTACAAGACGAAGTAGAACTGCAATCTTGAGTAATAGAGTTACTATGAATTTAACTTTTGAACAAGTTGCAGAACCATAATGGCAATACCAGTTTCTGAACTACAAAAACTTAATCCTAGTGCAAGGATTGAATTATTTGTCCTTGAGCTTGTAGAGGGTTTGCACTACGCAACAGGAAACCCATCAAATGTGCCTACAGTTTACAGATTTCATGCTGGTTCAAATATGAACTCAAATGCAGAAATAATCTGGCAAGGAAACTCTTATCAAAGAATACCTGTTACATTTGAAGGTGCTGAGTTTACAGGCAGAGGTCAAGTGCCAAGACCAACTTTAACTGTTGCAAATTTAGGCGGTATTGAAAGAAGTGGCTCAGTTTTAACTGTTACTGATTTATTGATTATTGTAAATTTAACAACGCCTCATAATGATTTAGCAGATGCCAAGCTAACTCGCATAACAACCCTAGCAAGCGAACTTGACGCAGCAAACTTTCCAAGTAGTAGCAATCCATTTGGAACACCATCTTCAAATGAACTACCGCAAGAAATATTTTTTATAGATAGAAAAACTACAGAAACGAGAGAGATAGTACAGTTTGAACTTGTAGGGGCTTTAGATCAGTCAAATTTAAAATTACCAAAAAGACAAGTTACAAGAAATGAATTTGCTGGTGTTGGCACATTTATAAACAGATGAATAATTATGCTTGGAAACAAAATGCTATAGAACACGCAAAACAATGTGACCCAGAGGAGTCATGCGGAATATTAGCAATAAAAAATAATAAAGAAATATATTTTCCTTGCAAAAATATATCTAATGATTATAAAGTTGAATCTTTTGTAATTGACCCTCTTGATTATGCAGAGGTAGAGGATTCTGTAGATCAAATTATTGGTATTGTTCATAGTCACCCTCAGGATATTTTAGAGTTTTCTGAATCTGATAAATATAGCTGCAAAGCAATTAATTTAACTTTTTACCTCGTTTCGCCAAAATCAGATAAAATGGCAGTAATCAGACCTAATGAAATAGATGCTTAAAAAAATTAAAGTTTATGGCACTTTAAGAAAATTCTTAGGTCATGCAGAGTTTGAAGTTGATCTTAATACACCAAGTGAAGCAATAAGTTTTTTAGTTTGTAATTTTAAAGGTATTGAAAAGCACATGGCAGAGCAGTTTTACACTTTACAAGTCGGAGCAAAAGTAATAACTGAAGATTTACTAAATTTTAGATCAAAAGATGATATAAAAATAATTCCTGTAGTGCATGGTAATTTCTTCACTCTTTTATTAGGTGCTGGCTCACTGTTTGCTTCTTCCGCAGTTGGCGGGCTTGCAAAATTTGCTGGTCAAAAATTAATAACAAGTGCTTTAAGTGCTATTGGTACAAGTATGCTTATTGATGGTGTCACAAGTATGTTGGCTCCTCAACAAAGTAATTTATCTGCGGCATCACAACAAGATAGTTTAGACCCAGCAGCTTTGGCCTCAAACTATTCATTTACAGGGCTAACTAATATTTCGAGGGCTGGTATTCCAGTAAATTTAGTATATGGAGAAATTTTAGTTGGAAGTATTGTAGTTTCTAATGGTGTTGATACTGTACAGGTAGAAGGTAACAACTAATGGCTATACAAGAATTTGACCAAACTACGGTATTTAATAACCCTGATCTTCCTAGTGGTGCATTATCCTCTAAGCAATTTAATACAATAGTTGAGTTAGTAGGTGAAGGAGAAATAGAAGGGTCAGCAACAGCATCAAAGGCAGGCATCACAGATAAGACATCAACTGCATATTTTAATGCTTTTAAAAAGGATATATTTTTAAATGGAACACAGATTTTACAGGAAGCCGCAAGTAATACAGCACCACAGGATAGTGACTTTAATTTTAAAGATGTTGGTTTTGACTTTAGACTTGGCACTGCTAATCAGACATTTATTGAGGGTATTTCAAACATTGAGACTGAAAATATTATTGGAACCACTGTAACCACTTCAAACCCTGTCACACACACTGTTAGTCAATCAAATATAAATGCTGTCAGAGTAACTCTTAGGTTTCCTTCAATGCAAAAGTTTGAAGATAATGGAGACATCAATGGGGTTTCAGTCAATTTATTAATTAAAACTATTGAGAATGATGGAACAACCACGACAGTGATTGATGACACAGTTGAGGGGAGATCAACAAACGCTTACTTTAGGGATTATTTAGTAAAATTTAGCTCCACTACCTCTTTCCCTGTTGCTGTCAGAGTTGAAAGAGTAACGGCAGATAGTTCAGATGCAACTTTAGTTAATGCTTTTCAATTCAATCAGGCAACTAATATAATTTTTGAACAAAATGCTTATCCAAACACTGCTCATGTTGCACTAAGATTCAATGCTGAACAGTTCCCTAGAATACCAAAAAGAGTATTTAGGATTAGAGGTCGCAAGATCAAGATACCGCACAACGCCACTGTTAACTTGCAGACAGGTGCAATAACTTATGCAGGGACTTTCAATGGAACCTTCAAAACAGATAAAGAGTGGACAACAGACCCAGCTTGGATTCTTTATGACTTGCTTATAGATACAAGGGCTGGCTGTGGTATTCCAGAATCAAACTTAGATAAATTTAGTTTCAAAACAGTAAGTGAATACTGTGGAGAATCAGTAGATGCTGGTAATGGTGATGGATCTACAGAGCCACGATTTAGCTGCAACGTAAATATAACCCAACAGCAAGAGGCATATACCTTGATAAATTCTCTTTGTTCTGTAATGAGAGTAATGCCATTTTATTCTGCTGGTGGTATAGCTATATCTCAGGATTCACCAAAGTCAGCATCATACATTTTCACAAATGCAAACGTCACTGAAGCTGGATTTTTATATGCTGGCTCAAGTTTAAAATCAAGGCACACAGTAATAAATGTTAGTTATTTTGATATGACAACTCAAGAAATTGATATAGAAACTGTCGAAGCTGATGCTGCAACACAAACAAAATATGGCGTTGTTGTTAAAAATATAAAAGCTTTTGCAACAACAAGCCGAAATCAGGCAAGAAGGTTAGGCCGTTGGTTTTTATACAATGAGCAAAATTCTGGTGAGACTTGTTCATTTACAACAACTACGGCTGCTGGTGTACTAGTGCGTTGTGGTGATGTAATAGAAATATCTGACAGACTTAAAGCTGGTGTAAGGCGTGGAGGTTTATTAAAAAGCGTAACTAATACAACAACAGTAGTTTTAGATGATTCAGCAAATACAGATATTCCTAGCCTTGGGTCAAGTCCAACTATATCTGTAATTTTACCTGATGGAAGTTTAGAACAAAAAACAATAAGTGCAATATCAGGCACAACAATAACTGTCTCTTCCGCTTTTAGTGCTGCACCAAATCAACACGCACCATTTATATTAGAAACTTCAAGTTTAGAAACAACTACTTGGAGAGTTATAAGTGTCAAAGAGAACGAAGATAAAACTTTTTCAATAACAGCTTTATCACATGATTCTGGTAAATATGCGTTTGTTGAAGATGGCACAGCGTTACCAACAAGAAATATAACAACGCTTACTGAAGTAAAAGATCCACCAGAGGGATTAACAGCTTCAGAAAAAATTGTAGTAATTAATGGGACTGCTGTTCCAAAAATTATTCTTGACTGGATTCCGCAAACTGGTGTATCAAAATATCAAGTTCAGTACAGAGCAAATAATGGTGATTTCAAGACTATAGAAAGCCCTTCAAGTAATGCTGAAATATTTAATACTGATGTTGGTACTTATGAATTTAGAGTATTTAGCTTTAATGCTTTAGGACAACCATCAAGAACACCAGCAGAGCTTACTTTTGAAGCTGTTGGTAAAACTGCCCCACCAGCTAACATCACAGGTCTTACTTACGAACCTTTGACAGATAAACTTGCAAGGCTTAGATGGAACCCACCAACAGAAAGTGACGTTATCGCAGGCGGAAAAATTTTCATAAGGCACACACCAGATACCACAGGAAATGGTACTTTTTCAAATGCAACTGATCTTGTAACTGCTGTTGCTGGTAATACAAGTTCTGCGGAAATCCCAATTTTAGCTGGAGAGGTAATTCTTAGGGCGCAAGATGATGGTGGGCGGTTTAGTACTGGAGAAACATCTGTAATTATTGACCCACCTGACCCATTACCAGCCTTAATTACACAAACAAGGCGTGAAGATCAAGACAATCCAAAATTTCAAGGCACAAAAGTAAACACAGCATTTGATAGTTCATCTAACTCTTTGACTTTAGCTGGTGTCGGTTTATTTGATACTATTACTAATTTTGACAATGAACTAAGTATTGATTTTGTCGGTGGTGTTGCATCATCTGGTACTTATGAGTTTGGCGGTAGTGCTGGCGGTACTTTTTTAGATTTAGGTGGAGTTTTTGCTTTAGACCTTAAAAAACTTGTAAAATCTCAAGCCATATTTCCTAATGATTTAATTGATAATAGAGGCTTAATTGATAGCTTACAGGATTTTGATGGCACAGCTAGTGTTGATGTAAATGCTATTACTGAAGTCAATGTCACTCAAGATGACCCTAGTTCTGGCTCTGCAACTTACGCTGGTTTTCAAACTTTTGCAAATGGAACTTATAAAGGAAGAGGTTTTAAATTTAGAACTACTTTAACCTCGAATGATTCTGCACAAACTATCCAGATCACAGAATTAGGATACACAGCAAGTTTACAAAGAAGAACAGAATCAGGCACACAGACATCAAGTGGTTTGACTACAGTTACTTTTGATTCTCCATTTTTTGTCGGCACAAGTTCTCTTTTAGGTGCAAACACGCAGCTTCCATCAATAGGAATTACGGCAAGTGATTTACAGGCAGGGGATTTCTTCACTCTATCTGATATAACAGCTTCATCATTTAAAGTACAATTCAAAAACAGTTCTGGTGCTTCAGTAAATAGAAATTTTAATTTTACTGCTGTAGGGTTTGGTAAAGGTGGATAAAACGGATATACTAAAAACAATTACTACTTTATAAATGGCAAGAGTCGATAATACTGGTGGTTCTGGTTTTACAGTTGATAACGGTACTGGTCTTGTTGTAAGAACAAAGTTAAACCAAATAATAGCTGCACTAAGTACTAATAATCAAGGTTCTGGTGATCCATCAATAGGTGTTGCAGCTTATGTTCAACACATTGATGGTAATACTTTAAAAATTAGAAACGCTGCCAACAATGCCTTTGTTACTTTGGGTGATGTAAGTCAAACAAACTTTGGTCATGCTTCTTTATCTTCAGAAAATACATTTACAGCCAGAGCAACTTTTAATGTTACTTCTTCAATAACTTTACCTTCTGGAACAACGGCTCAGAGGGACGGCAGCCCAGCAGTAGGTATGATACGCCATAATAGTCAAACAAATACCTTTGAAGGCTATAACAATGGTGCTTGGGGTTCATTAAGTGGTGCTAGTGGTATATCAAACGTAGTTGATGACACATCACCGCAGTTAGGTGGTAATCTTGATGTTCAAGCGAATGAATTAAACACCTCTACAACAAACGGAAATATAAAAGTTACACCAAACGGCACAGGATTATTTGAAATTAAAGGAAATACAAATGATGGTACTTTACAACTAAATTGCAATCAAAATAGTCATGGTGTAAAAATTAAATCCCCTGCTCATAGTGCTGGTCAATCCTACACTTTAATTCTGCCAGATAACCAAATTGCTGCTGATAAAGTTTTAAAGGTAAAAAGTATTTCTGGAAGTGGTGCAACAGCAGTTGGTCAACTTGAATATGCGGATGCTGGCGGTGGCGGTGGAACTGGCGGTGGCGGTGAGCAGATATTTTTTGAATCAGAAAATGAAATGAATAATTCTTATACAATATCAACAAACCATAATGCTTTAGTCGCCAGCCCCCTCACTATTGCTTCTGGTGCTACACTAACAATAAATAGTCCATCAGTTGTAACGCTTCCATAATGGCTTTAGTTCTTGACGGTTCAAACGATACAATCACTGGATTACTTATTAATTCAGCAAATATTGTTGACGGCTCTATTGTAAATGCAGATATAAACGCAAGTGCAGCAATCGCAAGCACAAAACTTTCTGGAATAAGTAGTGGCAAATTTTCCAGTTATGCGATTATTGCAGATATAAAGACTTCAAATGTACTTGGTGGTTCATTTAGTTCT